TTGATAACGTCCGTTTCCGCTAAGGTAAGGCCCAGAGTAAAAAAGGTTGTGTTGCTTGCTGGTACAGAGACACCAGAGAGCAGAACGTTAGTTGTTGACGTTGAAGCGCCAGCCTTGCAAATCCACACCGTTGCTGTTGCAGATGAGGTTGTGGTGTTAGCTACGGCCAAGGTGCTGACGACAGTTCCTGTTGCAGCTGGCACGGTATAAAGGGCCGTTGTAGATGTAGTGGCGTTAGCCTGTCCTAGAATTTTTGGTGTAAAAGCCATTGCTTACGCTCCTATAGTCATCAATGAGAAGGCGAACGCATCCTGGTCAACACTTGACCATGAAGCGGTGGTTCCATTACTTACTAACACCGTACCAGAGGAACCAATTCCTAGACGGCTAACTGTTCCATTTCCTGTACCGATAAGAAGGTCACCAGCAGCGGTAACTGTAGAGGCTGGAATAGAACCGTTGACAGCGCTGCTAGTAAAGGCAACTACTTCAACAACATCACCAGCGGTAAGCGCTGGAGATAGACCAGTGATGGATGTTCCATTAGAAGCCGTGTAGTCAGCGTTGCGGATGAGCTTTACGCCGTTCAAGTAGACAAGCTCAAAGTTAACGGTGTACGGAGCAGTGACCGATGTTTCTCCACCAGTTGCGGTATAGGTAGTAATCGCAAAGTTAGGTGACGAACCAGTTGTGCTGTCAATCCACAAGTCGCCAACCGTTGGGTATGAGGGAGCTGTGTTACCTACGAAAACACGGGTACCAACAGCGTTGTCTGTGACAACATGTGTACCTGGTTGGTTATTTTGTGCCATTACTGTATCTGGCTTCCAAATGCTGTTGCAGTAATTGCTGAGGCTGTACCTGATTGGACATACAACGTGTCTGCAGTTCCACCGTTAGTCATGGTGATGCCCAAGGTGTAGGTCTGGGTAGTCAGAGCTGGGATGGTCTGCTGATAGACAATCGCTGTTGCAGCGGTGTTCGTTGTACCCGCCTTGTTGCAGTACACGGTAGCTGTGGCTGCAGAGGTGGTGGTGTTGCAGAGAACAATGCTAGAGATAACCGCCTGAGTAGAAGATGGGACGGTGTAGAGCAGGGTGGCTGATGTGGCAGCCTGTGTTTGCCCTAGGATGGAGTAAGTAGTTGCCAAGATGACTCCTTAGTAATGGTGCCTCAATTATCGGGGGAGATGCGCCATTTGTACGGGTAAAACTTATCTAACCCAGCACATGCCTACATCCGCTGTTTTGCGGAGCATAGCCTCTCTCCACAACCCATTTTCCCAATAGGGGGCGGCCTCTACAAGCCATTCAGCAAAGTTAAATGTTGAGATATCGTGCCAATGTGTCTCGTAGGGCTCCCGCAGATGTTGCAGAATAAACTGAGGAGCAACCTCGGTATATCCCAAACCAGCTAGGTACTGAAGCTGCTTCTGGTGTTCATCCAGCGTGACATCTGTCCACTCAAATGTTAGCACTCCATACTTTTGTGTCATGCCTTTAAATACTGACCATTCTGCTCCCTCTACATCGACCTTAATGAGGTCTGGAATTCCATAGAGCTGTACAAGGTCATCCACGTTAATGGTAGAGACTTGAGTTGTGCGAAATGGTTTTCCGTTATAGGGCATCTCTGGGCTAGTAAGCCAGTCTTTGTTTAAGGTGGAAAGACCGTCTTCTTGTGCCTCGTAAAATTCTAGGCGCTTGTTACTTTCTTCAGACACGGCCAACTGCAACGGCACAACGTTGGGGTTGTAGATAAAGTTTTTTACTAACTCCGCATAGATGGCGGGCGCTGGTTCTAGGGCGATAACTTTGTGTCCCTTATTTAAACCAGCAAGGGTGGCGTCGCCCCTATTGGCGCCAATATCAAAAAGCATCACCACATCCTCTGCAAGTTGCTCTCTACAGAAGTTTTATATTCAGGGGCAAGGGGTAGGGTATTTAGGTGCTCAAAAAGTTCTTTGCTTTCGTCTCTGCGACCAATCCACCATGCAGACACAGCTTGCTCAAATGTCAGACAGTACTTGCCATAATAACCAATAGATGCAGGTAGTTCCTTATAGCTATCGCACGCAAGGCCCATGGTTGCCCAGGTGTAGCACTCCTGCCAGTTGCCGTTTCGCTCATGGAACTGTGACATGAGGAAGTAAGCCTCTGGTCTTTGCGGCATGTACGCCACTGCTTGCAAGATGCAGTTGCTAACGGTATTGACTCGGTCGTTTTGGTCTTCAAAACATTGTGCTACTTTTAACAAAGAAGTGTACACAAGAACGCCACTGCCATACTCAGCGGTCCGCAAGTAGAACGAGACAGCCGAAGCTGTTTGGTTGAGGCGATGGTATTCAACGGCGCAGGCAAAGTTAAGCTCAGGATTAAAGGGGTCATTAGATAGCGCTACTACTAGCTCCTCAATGCTCATAGGTCAGCGCCTCCATAATCATGTCTTCAACAATCAGTTTGGGAACCTGCAGCACAAATGCCGCATTGTCCTGAAATCCAAAACTTATTAATAAGTCTTCGCCAAGCTTAGCGGCGCCCACGCAGAACTCAATGCGAGCATCTAAGAAGGTCCATGGTTCAGGAGATAGCCCAACGATATTAAGCTGGTCATCCCATAGCACCAATCTATGTTTATAGATGCCGTCTTTTTGATTGAGATAGTTTTTAAATAGGTCAACTTCGTGTGTAATGGAGATATACATGTTTCCCCAACGAATAAGATGGGAACTGCCCCGCTGGTCAGCAGGTGATGGGAATGTTGGCTTTACGAACACCTGTTCGCATGTACTGTCCTCTGGGTTAGCCTTAACCAACTCCGTAGGCATTGTCCACTTAATAAAGTGATGTGGTTTATCTACAACGGGAACCCAGTTCTTTTCACAATAAGACTGGTCAGGAGCAGGAGCAGGTATGCGTGCCCGATGGATTTCCTTGGCGCTCCAGTTATCTTTATCTAACTCTATAGTGCTGTACTCCATACGACCCACACCATTGGTAGTGGTATCACGACGAACGCCGATTAAATGGTACTGGTCATCCCACTGCACAAGACGGGCATCTTCTAAGCCAACAAACTCCCAGATAGGCTGATGCAAGGAGAGCATATCTACCTTGGTATGGTCAGTCATTACTAGGTCGCTGTTGAGACGACAGAGATAGTTCTCTGTAACAAGGCGCTGGTCTTTCTCAGGATGTAGGTAAGAAAGCGGCCCCCATCGAGAGGGAAACTTTTGTGTATTTTCGGAATGATAAAGTGTGTAATTAACGTGGCGCAAGTTAACAAGGATGTCCCCATCACTGTCAATAAAGACAGAGGGATTCATTAGTCCTGTACCAGAGGTCAACCCTGTGGGGATTACAAGAGGCGCTAATTTACCGCCATGTTGCACCGATTTTTGGACCAGATTCATGCGGGCAGACTACCTACATTCCTCCCAATAAAAAGGATGTAACTGTTGGGTCTGCGGCAGTAGTTCCCGTTGTTCCCTGAATACCTTGGGTACCCGTCGTTCCTTGCAAACCTGTTGTACCTTGAACTTGAATACCCTGAGTACCTTGAGCACCAGTTGCGCCTTGGCTACCAGTAGTTCCCTGTGTTCCTACAAGACCCTGTGTTCCTGTGGCACCCTGTGTTCCTGTTGTGCCTTGCGAGCCTGTAAGTCCTTGTAGACCCGTTAGTCCTTGAGTTCCTGTGGTTCCCTGAGTACCAGTTGTACCTTGTGTTCCTGTTGTACCCTGTGGACCAACAACACCCTGGATACCAACAGCACCATCAAGGTTGACCGACCAAGTAGCAAACGTTCCTGTACCAACGATTCGGTCGTTAGTAAACGTTAATGAGCCCGTTCCAGCTGTGTACGACGTAACAGTTCCGTAAACAATGTGCGTTGCATCGTAAGCAACCACAATGTTTTGGCCCGTGGAGTATTGATAATTTTGTGCAATGGTGATTGTTGTTGTTCCACCAGAGGTAAGAGTAAATGAGGTTGTAGAGGACGTGCTGTAGTGGTCACCCGCAACACCTTGCAGACCTTGAGTACCCTGAGGTCCCTGAATACCTTGTAGGCCCTGCGTGCCCTGTGTGCCCTGCGTTCCAGTAGTACCTTGTGAACCTACAGCGCCCTGAGTACCAGTAAAACCTTGAGTTCCAGTTGTACCTTGGGTACCTGTAGTTCCTTGTGCGCCAGTAAATCCTTGAGTTCCCTGCAGACCCTGTAGACCTTGGATACCCGTAGTTCCTTGTGGGCCCTGAACTCCTTGGTTACCTTGAATGCCTTGCGTACCCTGAGGTCCTTGAACGCCCTGAACACCCTGTGTTCCTTGCGTTCCTGTAAGTCCTTGGGTACCCGTGATTCCTTGGCTTCCCGTAAATCCTTGTGTACCAGTTGCTCCCTGAGTTCCTACCGCACCTTGTGTACCAGTAAGTCCTTGAGTACCAGTAGTTCCCTGGATACCTTGTGTACCCTGAACTCCTTGTACGCCTTGCGTACCTTGTACCTGGATACCTTGTGTACCCTGAACGCCTTGTACGCCTTGAATACCTTGAGTACCTTGAACTTGGATACCTTGTGTTCCTTGTACACCCTGGATTCCTTGTACACCCTGGATTCCCTGGGTGCCTTGAATTCCTTGCGTACCTTGTGCTCCCTGTAATCCAACTGTTCCCTGAATACCTTGGTAGTTAATCTGGGACATACGGATAACTGCGCCCGCTGCCTGTGGAACAGGGGATGCGGCTGACACAGCGTTAAGTTAAAGGCTGGTGTTGTCACCATTCCAAAAGACTTGATAGTAGTCACCAGCAGTTGCATCAACCTGCCATGTCCAACCAGTAAGTGTTGGGGTGGCAGATGAAACAACAGAGTCAAATGCTGTTGATACTTGGGTTACACCGTTTTTAACAAGCCAGAAGTTTGCTTGATGGTTTCCTGGTCCCGTAAGAGCAAGTTGTCCTACAAAGTCAATGAGATAGGTGCCTGTTACTGGGGCAGTTAAACGTGTTAGGTGAGTGCCGTCTGTAACAAGAGTTACACCATTTTGAATGTTAGTTGTATCAAAGCGAACCGCTTCTCCACCTGTTGTGGCGTTCTGGTCTACGGTTGAATAGAAAGAGCCATAGTTAGAGATAACTCCACCAGCGCCAGTAGCACCAGTTGCACCTTGAACACCGACACCAGATGTTTGAGTCCATGTAATAGGGTCAGTTCCAATAATGATAGAGCCGTCAGGATTAGACCCATCAGCGTTCATAATCCAAGCAGTTGAGCTATAGGTGGTTCCATGAAGAACGTAAACGTAATCGCCTTCTTCTACCTGACCAACAACGTGATTATCTGAATCTGTAGCACGAGTTAATTTCCAAGCACTTCCACCTGGGTTATTCTTACCAGCAGCGGTGACTACATAGATGCCGTTATTAAGCGTTGTTGCTTGACCAGCAACAAGTACACGGTCACCAACACCTAATGTGTAACCATCAATTACTAAAGCCGCATTTGTGCTTGATTGTAGGTATGCTCCTACGCCGTACCCGTTTTCAGCATCAGCAGAACCTGCGGTATAGGTAGGCGTATTAGGAAGTGCGGTGGCCGAAACTGCGTGAACAGACTGGTGAGCGTTCTGTGAAGATACTGGGCCTTGAATACCCTGAAGACCTTGTAATCCTTGAAAGCCTTGGGTTCCTTGAATACCTTGCGTTCCCTGAACGCCCTGAACTCCTTGAGTACCCTGTAGACCAGTTGTACCCTGGTTACCTTGAACTCCCTGAGTACCTTGATTTCCTTGCACCCCTTGAGTTCCTTGGGCGCCCTGAATTCCTGTTGTACCTTGATTGCCTTGTACACCCTGAGTTCCTTGGTTGCCCTGGACTCCTTGAGTACCTTGGGTGCCCTGTGCACCAGTGATACCTTGAATGCCGTTAAATCCTTGGGTACCTGTCGTGCCCTGCATGCCTGTTGTACCTTGGGTACCGTTATTGCCTTGAGTACCTTGTGGTCCCTGCAAACCTTGTACGCCCTGTGTACCAGTTGTGCCCTGCGTTCCCGTGTTTCCTTGCGCTCCAGTAGCGCCCTGTGAACCCGTGACACCTTGAGTTCCTTGAGAACCAGTCCGTCCTTGAATTCCTGTGGTGCCCTGTACGCCTTGTGAACCCGTTGTTCCTTGAGTTCCTTGTGGGCCTTGAATAATGCCAACGTTAACCCACGATGCGCCTTCCCATACATAGAGATAAGGGTCGATAATATATCCATCGCCATTATTACCTGTTGGGTGCGCTGCTTGTAAATCAGCAAGAGTGTTGTACGAACCAAGAATAACTACAGAGGTACCAGCGGTACCCTGAATGCTAATGCCCTGAATGCCTTGCACACCTTGTGTGCCCTGAGAGCCAGTATTTCCTTGAGTACCTTGAGAACCTTGAAGGCCGTTAGTTCCTTGAACTCCCTGTACGCCCTGAGTTCCCTGCACACCTTGTGTTCCTTGTGTGCCAGTAGCGCCCTGAATACCAACAGTGCCTTGAGCGCCTGTTGTTCCTTGTGAACCCACAAGGCCCTGAGTTCCAGTAGCCCCCTGAATGCCGACAGTGCCTTGAGCACCAGTATGCCCTTGCAGACCATCAGTTCCCTGAGCGCCTGTCATTCCTTGGGCGCCAGTAATTCCCTGTGTGCCTTGAGGACCCTGCAGTCCTTGTACGCCCTGTGTACCTTGGGCGCCTTGAATACCTGTTAAGCCTTGAAGACCGCTACTAACAACCCATGAAGAGCCGTTCCATGTCTTGATGACTTCATCAACAGTATTCCAATAGGAGTCACCAACGAAATGTCCCGTAGGGTCACTAGGCAAGGCGACTAAGCCAAGCGGAACTAGCATCCTACGGGACATCTACGGGTACTCCTAATTAGTTAGTGGTGATTAAGCGTGTACAACGACACGGTATGCGTTAGCTGAAGGAGCTACCGCAAATCCGACAGAAATTGCACTTGTTGAAGTGCGGGTTACGTCGGTCATCACTTCTTCGTATGTTGCAGCATCGTAAACTGATACTACTACATCACGGGTTCCCAAGTTGTGGGTAACGGTGAACGAAGTATTCGTTCCGTCTCCAACAAGGGCTGCGTACTTCTGTACGACAGTGCTGTCGATAGCAACTGTTGAGCCTGATACCGAGATACCAGTTCCAGCGTTAACAGCAAGTCCATCAGTAGTTGTAGACAAACCGCTATCGGTGCGAAGCTTGATGCTTGCATGGTTTCCACCATTGACAGTCAAGCCACCGTTTGTAGCTAGGTCAAGCTGGAAGGTGTTGCCATCCAACTTAACGCCGCTATTAGCGGTGTAGGTACCTGCACCAGCGAACTGGGTAAAGTAGAGCTCGTCAGTGCCAAGCTTGATAGAGTGGTCTGTACCAGTTCCTTCGTTAATTTGTACCCATGCGGTATTAGCAAGGCTATTACCGAAGGAGATAAATACGAAGTCACCAGCAATAACCTGGTCCTTGATGGAGTTGTTGTAGTCCTCTGCACGAGTCAAGACCCATGGGGTACCTGCATCACCAAGAGTTGTTACAACGTAAACACCGTTTTGCGTAAGGTCTGTTTGGTCCTTGACAAGAACACGAGAACCAACAACAAGGCTAGTGTATCCATCAATAACAATTGCGCCGTTAGAAGAAGCGGTA